ATGGGTATTAACCAACGTATTTCAGGTTCAAGAAGAACAGATAAAGACTACACAAACACTCTTATCATTGTAAACCAACCTTGGGTTGAATTACCTGACAATCCTTTCGGTCAACCAAAAATTAAAGCAAAAGGTGGTGAAGCCATTTGGTTAAACTCAACTTTAGTTTTCTTATTCGGTAACCAAAAAGGTGCGGGAACAACCAAAATCAAAATCACAAGAAATAAACGTGATGTTAACTTCGCAAGTAGAACTAAAATCTCTATTATGAAGAACCACGTTAATGGTATTGGATTTGCGGACGGAAAGATTATGGTAACTCCTCACGGTTTTATGAAAGCAAAAGAATCGGCCGAAGAGAAACTATCAATCCAAGAATACGCAAAAGAAAATTTAGACTATATCAGTAAATTGTTCGGAGAGAAAGTTACTGATGTTAGTGAGTTAGGATTCAAAGCAGAAATCTCGTCAGATGATGACGAATAAATTATACTAAATGTCGGTTTTACTCGTTGATGGAGACAATTTACTTACGATTGGTTTTTATGGTCTCAAAAACCATTTCTACAAGGGAAAACATATTGGAGCAATATACCATTTTGTTAATACTCTTAGAAGATCATTTGAGACATACCATTTAGACAAAATTGTAGTATTTTGGGATGGAGAGAATGGTTCGGATTCTAGAAGAAAATTCTACTCTCAATATAAAGAGAATAGAAAATCTCGTCTAAGAAGTGACGAAGAAATCAATTCATATCAATATCAAAAACAACGAGTAAAACAGTATTTAGAAGAAATTTTTGTTAGACAAGGTGAGTTTGAATTTTGTGAGGCTGACGATTGTATTGCCTTTTATACTCAAAATTCCCCCACCGAAAACAAAATTATTTATTCTGGTGATGGAGATTTAACACAACTAGTTTCCGAACAAACTCAAATATACAACCCCTCACATCAAAAAATTTACAAACAAAACGACACCATCGTTTACAATCACGAAGAAATTCGAATTGAAAACGTAACATTGGTTAAGATGTTATGTGGTGACCCTTCAGATAATATTGCGGGAATTAAGAATATGGGAATTAAAAGACTCATTACTCTTTTTCCTGAGATTAAAGATTCACCGTTAACTCTTGAAGATATTAGAAATAAGACTAATGTTCTATTTGAAGAAGATAAGGACAATTGGTTAATTAAAAATCTTTTAACTGGTGTTACAAAACACGGTGTATTTGGTGAGGAGTTCTATGAAGTAAATAAAAAGATAGTTAGTTTGGATGAACCGTTCTTAACTGACGAAGCAAGAGAAACAATCACCGCATTAGTAAATGAAAATTTAGACCCAGAAGGAAGGTCTTATAAAAATACTATGAAAATGATGATGGAAGATGGTTTATTCCAATTGTTACCTAAAACAGATGACGCTTGGATAAAATTCTTCAATCCATTTCTTAGATTAACAAGAAAAGAAAAAAATAAAAGAACGATTAAAATTAAAAACAATTATGAGTAACTATCAACAAGAAATCACAAAATTTGAATTTTTGCTTAGTTTAGGTGGAAACATCGTATGTCAAAGATTCTTCAACGTAAAAGATCACGTTGAACAAGCACGTAGATCAATGGATCTTCACTATTATGTAAAAAATATTTGTGAAGAAATAAGTGAAGATTTGAAAATGAAAACTTCCGATTATCTATGTGAAAATCAAAATTATTTCCTTAATTCCGAGTTTGTGGAAGATGACAATGAGAAAGAAAAAGAACACTTTTTATTGGAAATTAAGTTAGGTGACGACGTATTTATTTCTAGAATATTCCCCGCATATTTCTTTCATCCGAAAGTTAGATACACGGTTGATATTCGACCAAAACTTAAGAGAATTTTGTCAGATTTAACTGACATATTGTCTTCGGAAGAATTGGAAACAGTATATTTGCAATACCAACTTTAATAAACATATATAAAAACTTATGCAGCAGGAAAAAAACTTCGGGTTTCTAGGATTTTCATTTCAACAATCTCTCATTAGAGCGGTTATCGAGGATAAAAAATTTGGGGAAACAATTATAGACTTTTTAGATAGTAAGTATTTTGACAACAATTCATTCAGATATATTGTTGAAAATATCAAAGAACTATACACAACTTATAACAAACTACCCGACTACCACACTCTATCACAAAAAATAATGACAGAGTCAGGTACTAAGGATACCAACAGAGTACATTTAGATACCTTACAAAACATTAAAGATGACGATAAGGATACGTCATTTGTTAGAGATACTGCTCTTAATTTTTGTAAACAACAAAACCTTAAAAGGGAATTAAAATCGGTACAGAGTATCATTGAAAGTGGTGAATTTGAATCTTATAACAAGATTGAGGAAATCATTAAAAAGGCACTACAAGTTGGTATTAACAACGATGAGGCGGTTGACGTATTTCACAATATTGACGAGGCCTTAGAAGACAATTTCAGATTACCTATACCAACGGGTATTGCAGGTATTGACCAACTATTAAAAGGTGGATTAGGTCGTGGTGAATTAGGTGTTGTGTTAGCTCCAACAGGTACAGGTAAAACGACTTTACTTACTAAGTTCGCAAACACGGCATACAATCAAGGATTTAATGTCGTTCAAATTTTCTTTGAAGATAACCCTGGTAACATTAAAAGAAAACACTATACTATTTGGTCGGGAATTACTCCAGACGACCAACCTGCAAATGCTGATGAAGTTAAGAGATTAGTTAAAGAGGCGGAAGAGAGGTCTTCAGGATCTCTTAAATTGATGAAATTCCCTTCAGATAGTGTAACTGTCTCTCAAATAAAAAATATCGTTAGAAAGATGAAATCTGACGGATTTAAAATAGATTTGTTACTCATTGATTATGTTGATTGTATTTCAACTGACAAGAGTACAAATGGTGAAGAGTGGAAAGGTGAAGGTTCGGTTATGAGATCATTGGAGGCTATGACAAGTGAGTTCGATATTGCGATATGGACGGCCACACAAGGTAATAGAGATTCTATTTCTTCGGAAGTTGTTACAGGTGACCAAATGGGTGGTTCAATTAAGAAAGCTCAAATTGCTCACGTTATTATGTCAATAGGTAAAACCTTAGAACAAAAAGAACAAAACTTAGCAACATTATCTCTTTTAAAATCTCGTATCGGTAAAGACGGTGTGGTGTTTAGTAATTGTAAATTTAATAACGAATATTTAGTTATTGACACCGAATCACAAAATACCTTACTGGGTATGGAACAACAAAAAACTCAAAATAACGCAAACAGAGCCGCTGAAGCGTTTAAAAAGAGACAAGAATTACTTAACAATAAATAAACAAAATAAAATATGACGGAGAGAATCTTACAAGACAATCCAGGACGTTTTGTCCTTTTTCCAATCGAACATCACGATTTATGGAAATTTTACAAACAATCTGAAGCGTCTTTTTGGACAGCAGAAGAAATTGATTTAGGTCAAGATGTTACAGATTGGGAGAATAAATTAAATGATGACGAAAAACATTTTGTTAAACACGTTTTAGCGTTCTTTGCGGCATCCGATGGAATTGTAAATGAAAATTTGGCAATGAACTTTGTTAATGAGGTTCAATATACTGAAGCCAAATTCTTTTACGGATTTCAGATAATGATGGAAAACATCCATAGTGAAACGTATTCTTTATTGATTGACACATTGGTTAAAGATAAAGAAGAACAACATAAATTATTTAATGCGATTGAAACAGTTCCAGCAATTAAGAAAAAGGCTGAATGGGCTCTTAAGTGGATTAATTCTGATTCATTCGTTGACAGACTTTTGGCGTTTGCGGCAGTTGAAGGAATCTTCTTTTCGGGTTCATTCTGTTCAATTTTCTGGTTAAAGAAAAGAGGTTTATTACCAGGACTTACTTTCTCAAACGAATTAATTTCAAGAGACGAAGGTATGCACTGTGACTTTGCTTGTCACCTATATAACAATCATATTGAAAATAAAATCTCACAAGAAAGAATTAAAGAAATTATTTGTGGGGCTTTGGAGATTGAAAAAGAGTTTATTCTTGAAGCATTACCAGTTCGTTTAATTGGTATGAACTCTGATTTAATGTCTCAATATCTTGAATTCGTTACTGATAGATTATTAATGGCCTTGGGTTGTTCTAAAGTTTACAATTCAGAAAATCCATTTGATTTTATGCAGAACATCGCATTACAAGGTAAAACTAATTTCTTTGAGAAAAGAGTTGCCGAGTATCAAAAGGCAGGAGTTAATAATGTTGCAACCGAAGATTTAGATTCCGCGTTTGACGAGGATATGGACTTCTAAAATATAGTACAAGATGAAAGTAAAAAAAAGAGATGGTTCCCTAGAGGAAATGAGATATGATAAAATAACACGTAGAATAAGTGTTTTTTGTAGTGATTTAAATTTAGAGTACATTGACCCGACATTTGTTACATTAAAAGTAACACAAGGAATATACGATGGAATTTCAACAACTGAGTTGGATGTGTTAGCTGCAGAAACTGCGGCGGCAATGGTCACAACTCACCCAGACTATGCTAAATTATCTGGTAGATTGGCGGTGTCTAACTTACATAAGACAACACATAAAAAGTTTTCCCAATGTATTAAAGAATTGTATTCTTTTGTTGAACCAAAGACAGGTAAGGAATCTTCATTAATCGATGAGGGGGTTTACAAATTCGTAATGGAAAATAAAGAAGCTCTAGATGGCGCAATTCACCAAGAAAGAGATTTAGAATTTGACTATTTCGGTTATAAAACATTAG